CTGTTTTTCTCTTTTAGTTGAGTCTTCGACAAATGCTATTTCAGTGCCAAACAATGGTTTTTTATTTAACTCTTTGCATGCTTTATCAAAAGCAACATGACCCCAAGTACCAGAGTCACAAATACCAACTGTATCACCTGCTGCAGATTCAACAACTTTTTTAGTATGACCAAATGCTTTACGAAATGAGTATTCAGTTCTTAATCTAATATTTAACATTTTATTGCCATTTTTATGGGGTAGTTTAATACACAGACGATTTGTTTTGGGTGTCTAGTGGGTCTTATATGGCTTTGTTTTTTCATATGTGGCTCTCTTTTTTATACCATCTTAATATTTCTATTGTTGCTTCAACATCAACTAATGATCTGTGGGCACCTTCAATCTTTTTACCAAACAGCTCTTCATAAATGTCTCCCAGCTTTCTCATCTTGCCCCAAACTGACTGACCAATCTCAACTGTACATATATGATTATATGGCCATGGGAACTTTGTTAATTTATCTATCCTTTGTAATTCAAATTTTAATATTTGTCTATCAAAAGATAAATTGTGAGCAGCAAGAGACCTTTCCCCAATAAACCAATCTGCAAGATTCTTATAATAAGCAATAAAAGGTTTTTGGTCTTTTAGTATCTCGTCAGTTATCTTTGTAATCCTAGTTATCTTTGGATCGAGTTGATGACCAGGATTGCATAAGAATTCAATACGATCTATTTCGTTAAAATCTTTATCAATTTTGATAGCACCAAATTCTATTATCTTTGGCTGCATATCCAGATCGCTGCCTTCAGCTTTTGGCAATCCTGTTGTTTCAAGATCAAATACTATCATTAAATTTTTCCATATTTTTGCAGGTTTCTTGGCATTACTTCGTATATAACACCATTTTGTTTTTTTATTTCTAGGCCTTCTTTACTAAAAAACAGATCAATTATTTCTT